TATGCGACGTGACTTGAACTTCTTGTTGGACTCGTCGTTTCTCGGTCTCAGCCCGCTCCATGCTGCAAGGTGGTTGGCCGTCTCGAACTTGCTCATGTCTATAATCCGCAAAACGAAATGTTCGCCTAATACAAAACGAAACGTATCTCTCCGCAAAACGAAATGTTCATTTTCGGACAATCTTTTTCACCCTCAAAATAGTGCAAAATTATTCTTCTAAAAGTTTGGTAATATGGAATATTTTTATTATCTTTGTATGTAGAATGAGAGTTATTCTCATATCATTTTTGCTACATTTATTCCTTTCTCTTTGCCAGATTTAGGTTATAAATGCAGGTGATGTTTTGTGTGCCTCTCTCACCAAAAATCCTTCTTTTTGGTAGGTGCTTTATTTTTCTCAAAAAAATCGACCGACTTCACCGGTTCTCCATATTGCGTTGGAAGGGCGTTGGAACATCATTCCAACGCCCTTCTTTCATTTTTTACGTTTTGCACTTACGCGACATCGAATATCTTTCTAATTGCTATTGAGTTGTAATCTTTAGGATTTTACATAGTGCACAGAATATATGTAAAAACATAATATCAATGCGCTACGGTCTGAACTTCTTATATTCCGCAAATGCTGCACAACGTTGACCTGTGCTAAGAGAAAAACTTCCGTTGGCAATATATGATTCGAAGATTACCTGTTCGTAATGATGCGCTCTGTCTAATCGGTCAATTAATGGATGAAGCCTCTGGAGGTCAGAGACTGAAATTCCAACAACTCTTGTGAACTCAGGCACGAGGAACTTTCCAACCTGCATCGCCGGACCTTTTTGCAGTGCATAGTCGATATATTCCACCCCAGCCATAAGCCTCCAGTAGTAGATACAACGACCAGACATGTGTATCTGCTTTACATATCTGTAGCCCGATGGTTTAGCTTGCAGAATCAGTAGGTCTGTGTCCTTCGGATGGAAGCCCTCCATGCCCTCAAAAAAGGCTCGGCTCCCTATCGTGATGAGAATGTCAGTGTTCATCATTTCTATTTGTTGTCTTGTTACTTTTTCGATTTACCCTTTTAAGTTGGCCCTCTAATGTCTTTCGGTCACGCTCGCCATAAATCTGCGTGGTCTCTATCTTTCGGTGGCCGAGCATCTGCTGTATGGCAGTCATCGGTATACCCCGCTGCAAAAGAAGGGTAGCAAAAGTGTGGCGTGAGGTGTGAAAAGTAGGCTTGAAATCCAAGTCCAGTTTGTCGAAAATATTGTGAAGAGTCTTGTTGACTTGCGAGTTGCGTTGTAGGCCCTGCGAAAGAGTTTCTATATCGCCATATCTGTTTATCATCGCTTGCGCCTTTGCTTCGAAAATCCTGTCAATGGGCACTTCAACGACATAGCCTGTCTTCTCCATCTTCTTCACGATCCAGTTATCTTTAAGATGTTCCTTCTTCAACGTCACAAAGTCGGAGAAGCGGAGGCCGGTCCAACAACAGAACAAGAAAGCGTCACGTACATGTGATTGTTTGTCATCAAGACTCATAGCCTCGAGTCTCTTCAGATGAGCCTCTGTAAGATAACCATGCTTCGACTCCATACGCCCGATAGGATATTCCTCGAAGCCGGTATTCTCAGTAATCTTTCGACGCTGAGCCTCCCCCATCACGGCGCGCCACTGACGGAGTCTTCCGACAATGGTGTTGTGCGCAAGACCTTTGTCACGCATAGCCTTCTCATAACGGCTTATCGTCTGGAAATCCACATCTGTGAGCAACAAGCCCTTGCGCCATCGCTCCAAAGAGTTGGCCAAGGTCATGTAGCCAAGTTTTGTGTTCTCCTTGCGTGAGCCGGTCTGAAGCATGTTTGTTATGAAGTCATAGACCTTAGCTCCTGGAGCCATCTTCTCGCGGATGGCATCACGCACCATCACAAGAGTAGGACTGACCCCCTGCCGTATATAGTCAAGCTCTACACGTTCGCATTCCATGACTTGAGTAAGCAATGCGGTATTAAGACCCGAAGCGAGAGGATGTCTTTCACTGACGAGCCCATTCTCCCACATGCCATTAACAACGTAGGTATGGGTGGATAAATACACACGGCGACCGTTCTGTTCCATCTCTATCTGAACGAGACCCTCGCCCCTTTTGTTTAACCGTCCGGATCTGTTCCAGACCAGTCGAAATCTGATTTTCTTAAGCATAATATGATGTTGTTTTACTTTAGCGGATAGTAATCACAGGCAAAGGTACGAATCCATGCAAGTGACAGTATTACAATCCATCTGATAAAACAGCATCATCCGCTTAATCAAGTTTTATTTGTCCATTGTTGCAGCATTTGGCATTATTAAACAAACATCACCATCAAATCCATGGCGTTTTCACCACAATATTGTTATCCTTATCACAGGTCAAAACCTGCTCGAAATTGGCTCCGAGTTTAGCGGAGACTGTTACCCTCTCATTGGATGTCCCCTCTGTATCACCGCACTGTCTAAGATACTGCATCGTAGTGCTTGACGCACCTGGGAATGAGCAGTAAGAGCAATTTCCCTCGAAAGAGCAATATTGTGCGTTTCCGCTAAAGGTGTTA